CATTGGACTGGCAAGTACTAATCGGTGATCCTGAGATCGGCGACTTAGAAATTGTTCCTGTTAGTAGCATTAGCGAGCGAGGCTTTAAGGCTTTCTGTAGCAATCCTATTAGTACATTTAGGCCTGAGTTTATAGATGTTAATATTGTAGACATCTATAGCGATGTTAAGTGGTATTTTCCTAAACTAAAAACAGGACAAATGTTAAGTGTACCGCTGACTAATGGCCCTGCACCTATGTGTGCATTCTTTGCCAAAGAGATTAGCAGAGCACAAAGCATGGTTAATGTGGGCGATGTCTGGTAATGGCAGGTAAAATGTTACCACTGGCACAGGTGCTGGGCGCACTTGACCGCCGTGATAAGAAGTATTATGATCGCCTAAGTGACGAGGACAAGAAAGCGTTTGTTCCTTATATCATGTTGCGCTACGCCAGTAACGTAGAAGGCGATCAGTTCTTTACAGAACACTATGTTACTACTACCAACGAATTAGTTAATGTAAACTACTGGCAACTATCTAAGCATCCTAAACTGCAATGGCTATTGTTTAGCATGGTAGGTGCATATGAGCCACAGCGCCATCCTTGGCTCAAGTCTAACAGCAAACGTGCTAAGAAGTCTGAGATGCAGACAGCACTACAGACGATGTATCCGGCGGCTAAGTTAGCAGAACTTGAGCTATTAGAATCTACATTGACCAAAGAACAGGCTAAGAAATTCTTAGATGAGTACAGAGAACTTGACAAACAACAGCGATGAACATCGCTGTACATTCTGCGACAGAGTGTTCAGGGCAGAACGCACTCTGTTGGCTCACGTATGTGAACAGAAGAAACGTAGTCAAGAAAGAACAGACCCAGTTGGGCAATTAGCTTTTATGAGTTACCAACGTTTCTATCAGCTTACGCAAGGTGGTAAGGAACGTACATGGGATCAGTTTGCCAAGAGCGCATACTATCTAGCCTTTATGAAGTTTGCTAGGTATATGCGTACAGTAGACGCAGTTAATCCTATGTTATTCATTGACTGGGTTATTAAAAAGCAAATTAAACTAGACCACTGGGCACGTGATACTACCTATACCAAGTATTTGATAGAATACATTAAAACTGAAGGTGCCGATAGTGCAGTTGAACGTAGCTTTACTACTATGCAAAAGTGGGCAGACGAACAAGCGGCTAGCTTTGAGCATTATCTAGTGTACGCTAATCCTAATAGGATAGTCAGTGACTTGAGCAACGGAAGGATTAGTCCTTGGCTATTGTGGGCCACTAAAACTGGTAGAGAATTTTTAGCCAAACTCAATGAAGATCAATTAAATGCTATTGCTAATGTAATTGATCCGGATCACTGGAAGCGTAGGCTCAATGATTGGCCGGTGGATTTAGAAACTGTTAAGTACGCCTGTAAAGCGGCAGGGATTGAATAATGGATATTGATATTGACCTAGCGGATAGAGAACAACTGTTAAAGTTAGTTAAACATATTCCTGCAAGTATGAACAAGCAAGGTGAACTTGTTAAACACAATACAGGTGTTTACTTTCAATTCTTGCCTTGGAATTGGAATAAAAACTTATCGTCGGTAGAATATGAAAGTGCCGAAACTCAAGGTTATTTTAAAATTGACTTGCTCAATGTACATTTGTACAAACAGGTCAAGAATGAAGACCACCTTGATCAGTTATTAGCACAGGAACCTATTTGGGAGATGTTGGAGCATGAGGATATTGTCAATCAACTCACGCATCTTAATGCTAACTTTGACACGCTTCGTAAGATGCCAGAACCAGTGGACAATATTATAAAGCTCGCAATGTTCTTGGCTATTATGCGACCTTCTAAACGGCACCTTATCGGCAAGCCTTGGTCAGAAGTAGCGGAAACAGTTTGGGAGAAGCCCAGCGGTAGTAGCAATTATTATTTTAAGAAAGCACATGCTCTTGCGTATGCTCATTTGGTTGTGGTTCACATGAACCTATTAGTAGAACAAACTAGTTAAGTGCTTGGGTTCTTTGCACCGACTCTACGTACTAGCTGAATGTTTCTGCGTTTGATTCGTTTCTTAAAGAAATCATTTAAACTAACAACTGGGCCTGCCATAATTTGAGTTTCTTTAAGACTAAATGTTTTTAAGAAAACTTTATAACCTTCCATTTCGCCCTTGATAAAAATGTTAATGGGCAACATTCTATTGCTCTCCCACCACCATTGTTCACCTAACTTTAGAAAATACACTTTAAGTTCATCGCTAGGAATACTCTGAAAGTCATAAAAGCTAATGGTCTGAGCGTCACTGTTTTGTACAATACCTACGTATTCTACGCCGCAGTAACTGATAACCGTTAAAAACGGGAACTTTTCTAGTAGTTCAACTATACGATTTTGTGTTGTTGTCATCGGGGTAAATACACTTATGAATCAGCTCTCTGCTTATTTAATAGTCCAAACAATCGCATTGCGATTAAACACACCTACGACTCTGAGGAATACTGTAATGTGGAACAAGCCCTTAAAGGTCTACCAGGGAGTAGACAATGCCTATGAATTAATTATTCACGACTTTGACCAGCAACCTGTACCTGTTACAGCTTATACCGCAAGGTTCAGAGCAATCGATGCTACTGGTAATTATGCTTTGGACAAGGCCGTGGCAATAAAAAGTGGTACAACAAATCGACTAGATTTACAACTACTTAAAGCTGATCTTGCAGAGTTGGAACTAGGTTTTTACCACTATAGCGTTACTTTGGATGATGAAGAAACAGAGCGTCCTTTGTACTTTGAACAAAACGGAACCGCAGTTGGTCAGATGGAACTCTTAGGCGGACCGTTCCAGCCTTAAAAAATAACTTGACACCCACCGGTATTGTCTGCTATAATACAGTATGACAAACTTGGTCGCAGATACCTTTCAACAGCTATTACCTAAGCGTAAAAAAAGCACTACTTCTACAGGTTGGATTAGCTTTAACGCCGTATGCTGTCACAATAAAGGCGAAAGTAAGGATACCCGAAGTCGTGGTGGCATTAGATTTGACAATGACGGCTTTACATATCACTGCTTCAATTGTGGATTCAAAGCAGGCTGGCGTCCGGGCACATTGCTTAGTAAGAACACTAAGAGTTTATTAACATGGCTAAACGCCAGTGACGAACAAATAGCACAGGTTGGTTTTGAAGTACTTAGGCTACGTGAAAGTTTACCTACCCCTAAGAAGTTTCAAGTACAGTCCGCAGAGTTTCCCGAAGTAGATTTACCAGCAGGCGCAAAACCATTAACTGAAGTATTAGCAACTACGCCTACAGATGATGCACTGGCAGTTGCGGAGTATATTTTAAATCGTAAACTAGATCCTAGCAAGTATTATTGGTCAGGAGATGATGGGTTAGGTCGTAGATTTATTATTCCATTTGAACATGACAATAAGATTGTGGGATGGACTGCTAGAACTATAGACAATGTTAAGATTACCAAGTACCTTAGCAACACACCTGGCGGATATGTTTACGGTTTGAGCAAACAATCTGATACTCAAAAGTATGTGTTTGTTGTTGAAGGTCCATTGGATGCTGATGTCATTGATGCATGTGCATTGCTACATGCTGAAGTTAATCCAACACAAAGACAACAGCTCGTTACTTTGGATATTACAAAAGTATTGGTGCCAGACAGGGATAAGACTGGACTAAAGTTAGCAGAACAGGTTTTAGAATATGGCTGGTCAGTTAGTTTACCTAACTGGCACGATGATGTCAAGGATGTAGCTGATGCGGCTAGGAGATATGGATTGCCTTACACTATGGCTAGTATTGTGCAAGGTATTGAGCATAACAGTCTAAAAGCTAAGTTAAAAATTAGAACGCTTCAACATAAATTGCTAGATAAAGTACAATGACAGAACAACGAGATTACAACACCGATTTACAACGTCTGTATTTGCAGATGTTTCTGCATGACGCAGAGAGTTTTGTTAGAGTTCAAAACATCTTTGACCCGGACTTGTTTGACAGGGGTCTAAGACAAACTGCAACCTTTGTCAAAGACCACGTGGAAAAGTATCGCACACTGCCCACATTGGACCAAGTTAGAGCGACTACTAATCAAAACTTTGATGCATTAGAAAAGATTGACCCAGGTCATGTTGAATGGCTGTTGGATGAGTTTGAACAGTTTACTAGACACAAGGCTTTGGAAAAAGCAATCCTAGAAAGTGCAGACTTATTAGAAAAGGGTCAGTACGCAGACGTTGAGACAAAGATTAAGAACGCTGTGCAAATTGGTCTCACCAAGGACATGGGTACAGACTACTTTGAAGACCCCATGGCTCGTTTGATGCGTATTAAAGCCAGCAATGGACAATGTAGCACAGGCTGGCCTGCATTGGATAGAAAGTTGTTTGGCGGCTTTAACAGAGGCGAGCTTAATATCTTTGCTGGTGGCTCTGGTTCTGGTAAGTCGTTGTTCATGCAAAACATTGCATTGAATTGGGCATTGGCAGGATTTAACGGCATTTACTTTACACTAGAACTCAGTGAAGAACTTTGCTCTATGCGACTTGACAGTATGCTTACAGATGTTCCTAGCAAGGAAATCTTTAAACGTATTGAAGATGTTGAACTTAAGGTTCGCATGATGAGTAAGAAGTCTGGTAACTTGCAGGTCAAGTATATGCCAGCAGGTAGTACATCCAACGACTTTAGAGCATATATTAAAGAGTACACTACTAGAACACAGATTAAGCCAGACTTTATTTGCATGGACTACCTAGACTTGTGCTTCCCTAATAACAAGAAGGTAGACCCAAGTAACTTGTTTGTTAAAGATAAGTTCGTAGCAGAAGAATTGCGTAACTTGGCTAAAGAAACTAACTGCTTATTTGTTACAGCAAGTCAGTTGAATCGTGCCTCGGTTGAAGAAGTAGAGTTTGACCACAGTCACATTGCAGGTGGTATTAGTAAGATTAATACTGCTGACAACGTGATTGGTATCTTTACTAGTCGTGCTATGCGTGAACGTGGTCGTTATCAAATCCAGTTTATGAAAACACGTAGTAGTAATGCTGTTGGACAAAAGGTAGACTTGGAGTTTGATGTTGAAACTTTGCGTATTAGAGACCTTCCAGAGGAAGAACAAAGCAACGGTTCTTACAACAACGGACAAATGAACGGCCCAAGGTCATCTAGTGTGTTGGATGCAATTAAAACTAAAAGTAGTTTGAACACTGATGATGACAGTAGCAAGTCTGCTCCGTGGGAAAAGGCTAAACCAAAAGAAGGCTTTAGTTTAGAAACACCGCAACCTAAGGCACAGGCCATGGCTAGTAAGCTAGCAGGCATGTTAAAAAGTTTGGACGACAACTAAAATAGTTCTTGACAACAGCACTATAATCAACTATAATTGAGTATAAATTAAGGAATTGAAAATGACAAAGCTATCACTACGTAAATCCGCCGCAGTACAAAACGAAATTCGTAACGCTATCAAAGAACTTAATTTGGTAGGTACAATCTCACTTACAGAGTTTGATGTGGGCCCAGAAGAAAAAGTAAACAAGCGCCACGGCGAAGCATGGGACATTATCAATCGTCGTGATCAACTAACGGCTGTACTGTATCGTATTCGCAGTGCAGTTAGCACAGCTAACCAACTCAGTGGCATCAGCGATATGCTGGCTACTGTGGCTATGATTGAAACTCGTATCAAGGATCTTGAAACTGCCAGCAAGTTCACTGCTCGCACTGACTCAGTGGAAGTTACTGCTCGGGTAGAAAAGCTTCGCAACACTAAGGAAGATCGTTTCAGCTATGGTGAGCGAACTGTTGAAGTTGGGTTGTTCAGCGAAGGCGAGATCGCTGGATTCAAGAACACGATTGCTGAACTAAAGCGTCAGCGCCAAAACATTCGTGATAAGGTTTTAGAAGCCAACATCCGTAGCGAAATTACATTGTCCGAAGAAGACTCTGCAATTTTGTCTACTGCTGGTATTCTATAAGAGTTGGGACTTCGGTCCCCGGTAAGAGGTTAAGGAGAGCTTAAAGGCACCCTCGATGAAGGCCTCGGCCTTCGTTGAACTATACAGCAACCGACCCATTGTTATCTAGATTAATCGCTTAGTTGCACTGTATGTTGCTCTAGAAAGTCCCGGGTCATCGTTTGTAGCGTGTCTATATGTTAAGCATCAGGAGAGTAATATGCTCCTACTGCCAATGTCTTTTGCACATTGTCCGGCCTTTGGTTTAACTTTTCCTCTTACCGTTATTTTTAAAAGGCATCAAAATGCGTATTCAAATCGTCAGTGACCTGCATCTAGAGTTTGGGGATATTGAAATCCCTAATACTGAGAATGTAGATGTTCTTATACTCAGTGGTGACATCATGGTTGCCCAGGATCTGCACGACCATCCCGAAGCAGACATGAATCCCATGACTGATGCATTGTATAAGAACATGGGACGCAGACAAGCCAATGCCTACGACTTTCGTAACTTCTTGAAACGTTGTAGTTCACAGTTTCCTAATGTAATCTATATTGCTGGCAATCACGAATATTATCATGGCAAGTTTCCTGACAGTGCTGACTACTTGCGTGAAGAATGTGCTAAGTTTGATAATGTTCACTTCCTTGAAATGGACACAGTTACTATCGACGATGTAACATTTAT